TCATTGTAACGAACACCTTCATTATCATACACATTCATAATGTAACGCTTCTTGGCAGTCCAGATACCTTTGTCTGCAAGAGCTTCACGTTTCATCTGCATCTTTTGTGCATATCCATGAACATATTCGGCCAATTCATTGAATGACTTATCGATGTGAGGTTCAATCTTATCTTTACAAACTTTGTCCATAAAATCAATAACTTTGGTCTTTGGCATAGAAACTACACCATCAACACCATAGACTTTATTGACCAATGGCCCAAGTTTCAAGTAAATCGAATCTGTGTCGGATGCAATAACATAATCACTATCTTCTGTTGACAGAATCTTGTTCATGTATTCGTTGATTTTATTTTCAATCCATCGAATAGATAACTGACCAGCGGTAGTAACACCCAAAGCCATCCGTAAGTCATAGAATCTAAAATACTGAGAACCAAGGGCACCATAAGCAGAGTTAAGTGAAACCTTTTTCGCCAATTGTAGATTATTAAATCGTGCAATTCGTTTTTCGATTTCATATTTTTTGGAATCATCTTTTTCATTTTCATAATCCTGTTTAGCGTTCAACATCATCTTCTTGAATTTCTTGCGGTCTTGATACATTTCATCCATCATCTTTGGCAAGAAACCTTGAATGTCTGTACGAAAGAATTGACCATTTGGTGTGATAGTTACACCAGACAATTTAGATAAGTCTATTTTACGATGCAACATCTTTTCAACATCAACACCTTGAGAAAGAACCTGACGCATATCGTCTGTGTAGTCTTCCGGTTCAATCAAAGTTTCTGGTGAAATATTGTACTGCATCATCAAGTGTGGATACAGAGAATTCAAGTCAAATGATGCAACCCAATCGTGAGCACCAACTTGAACTTCTTTAACATATGCACCGGCAAACATTCCATCTTTGTCGTGTGATTCTTTTGGCGGAACAATAATGTTGTCTTGCATCAACCTGTTATAAGTGAGTGCATCCCACATGCGAGTCTGTGCAAAGATGTCCTCATAATTGCATTTCGTATCATATGCAAGAGTTAGGCCTAGTTCCAACAATTTTAACTTTTCTTCAAGCTTGATAATCAGTTCAACGTCTTTGATGTTGTACTCAATAAACTTTTGATAGTTCAATCGATACAATTCATGCAAGTTATCATATTCATCATATGACAGTTTAGTTTCACCAATCTCAGCTGAAGCAATTGCGTCCAAACGATAAGACTCCTGTGATTTACCATCAGGAGCATACCATTTGTACAGTTCAATATAGTCGAGTGAAGAAACACCCATAATATCGTATGCGGTCATAGGACGGCCGTTGATAATAGTCTTTCGTTCACCAATGTATTTCCATGGTGACAGTAGTTTAGTTTCTTCTTCACCAACGATTTTGCGGAAACGATTAATCAGATATGGAATATCGAAAAACTTTGTATTCCATCCAGTCAAAACATCAGGACAGTTATTAGTCCAATGTTTTAAGAATCTTTTGCACAAAGTCCATTCATCTTTACATTTAACGTACACTTCATTGCCTTGTACAACATAATCGCCGCAACCAAACACCAATGTAAGTCCATTGATATATTTCAAACAGATTGCTGTGATAGGTTCATTTGCAAGATAAGGATCAGGGAAACCATTCTCAGAACCAACCTCAATATCGACTACGCCAATAACGACCTTATCTTGTTCCCAATCGACCATACCTGGATGTTGTTCACCGATGAAGGCATACTCATAACGATTGTTTCCATAGATTTTTGGTGCACCGGCAACATCTTTAAAACCCTTGATATATTCACGAGCTTCATTAATGTCATCGAAACGCTTGCGGTCTAGAGTTTTACCATCAAGTGTTTTATACTTGCCGGTTTTGCTTCTAATATAGAGTGATGGTGAATAGTCAACTCTTTGTTTGACTCTTTTGCCATCTATAACGCCTCGGTACAGAATACTGTTACCAAAGCATTGTACATTTGTATAAAATCTCATTAAATGATTAGTTGTTTTGTTGGTGGAAGAACAATACCTGCACCAAATATTTGTTTATAGTTAGTGATAAAATCTTCAGCAGGAGTGTAGTGATATACTACATGTTTTTTAGGCAAAGAAATGATACTTCCTTTTACTTGTTCCGAATGAATAGGAAATGATGCAAAACCTACATTAGGTTGACCATTCTGTCCACGGACAACTGCAATACCAACAGGATTTTCGATAATCCATTCTATCTCTGTGGATGATTGCACTTCTCCAAGAACTTCTTCACCTGTGATTAGTTTTAAAACGATTATGTCCATTGTGTGTCCTTTATAAATAATGGCTGATTTGATTCGATAGTATACTATTCTTTGTCAGCTTTGTCAACATTTTATTGGTATACTTATGACTACATTTTGGTCCATTGCATTACTTTCTGCTGGAATTATTTCACCAAATATTCAATATATTGGACGTTTTCAAAATGAAACGCTCTGTCAGAAAGCTGTGGAAGTTTTAAAAGTTCAACAATTTCCACAACAAACAAAAGCAATATGTGTAGAATTTCCTGAGCCTCCAGAACCGCCAGCAACGCCGCCACCAAAACCACCATCACAATCGATTGGTTCCAAGGATGCAAAGAAATGATTGATCCGTTTACCGCCTTTGCTATAGCGCAAGCAACAGTGGCCGGAATAAAAAAAGCAGTCGCGTTAGGAAAAGATATAAACGGCCTAATAAACGAATTTAGCAAATTTTATAATGCTGCAGATGAAGTACATACTGCCAGTGTTAAATTAAAAGTCCAAAGCATCAGGATGAGTGATGCTCAAATTAATTCTCAGGCTTTACAAGTGGCTATGCACTCAAGAGCATTACGCCAACATGAAAAGGAACTTAAAGATATTCTGTTTTGGTCTGGCAATTCTGATGTTTATTATGAAATGCAGGCTGAACGCAAACGCATGATAGAAGAAAGACAAGCTGAAGATAAACGCATAGAAGAACAAAAACAAAAAGACCGTGAAGCCAAAGCCCGAGCCATGATGGCCACATTATGGATGATGGGTTCTCTTTGTATTATTATACCTTTATGTACAATTTTATTTCAGCTGATAACTGTTAAGCATCTTTAATAACATCTAACATTTTATTTTTGAAACCTAATCTGAATTCTTCATCACGCAAGAATACAGCAACATAATCATTCCAAGATTCAGATGTATCCGTAAATGATTCAAGTAGATGAACTTTCATGTGATTTTTTCTACCCCATTTTGTTAGAGCAAGGCCTGCATCAGGATAAAATCTAAAACAATCAATTGGATGACAATGATAACCACCTGCGCTAGGTGCATTCAAATAAAGTACACCATTTGGTTTTAATACACGCATTATTTCCAAAAAAGTAATCCAAAAGAAACAATCATGTTCAAAACAACTTGAAGAAATTACAACATCAACGGAACCAGTCTCAAAAGGAAATGTGTAAACATCATCTGGATTGTCGGTATGAATTTGGTCTATACTTCTATAATCAAATCCAACAGAACCAGCTTTATCTTCTAAAGTTTTATCGGAATTAACACCAATTTCTAGAACGAGTGGTTTATAATTCTGATTTCTTGTATAATATTCAGCGTAAGTATCAAAAAACAAACAAGCGATTTTTGCTGCTGAAACGTGCATATTGTTCTTTCATTTAATTAATGGAGCGGGATGAGAGAATCGAACTCTCGACCGAAGATTGGAAATCTGCTGTTTTACCATTAAACTAATCCCGCTAAAATGGGATTCTCACCCAATTGACTCTAAACGAGTTGTTGATAGTCATCTTTCATACTATCCATGTTTGGTTGCGGAGGATGGATTTGAACCACCGTTCTCTAGCTTATGAGACTAGCGGGGACGGCCGAACTCCCCTACTCCGCGATATTATATATGTTCTTTTTGGTACGGGTACCCGGACTTGAACCGGGACACACAAGGCGGCAGATTTTAAGTCTGCTGTGTCTACCTATTCCACCATACCCGCAATCATTTATAAAATTTTAAAGCTACAGTAATTCTAGGATTACTCCTAAAACTTGTTGCTCTATGTGGAATTTTACCATCAAAGATAACTAATCTTCCTGGTTTAGCTTTTATTCCAACTATGTTATCATCAATTAAAAACTGAGTTTCTCCACCTTCATTTATGTTATATTCTGGATTAATGTAAAACAAGCAAGTGATAACAGGACCATCATTATGAAAATAAGGATTCTCATTTGGTAAAAATAAATTTACATAGCATCTCTGGAATGTTGTTTCTTTAATTGCATCATAGTGTTCAATTATTTTACTATAAAATATGTTAAACAATTCTCCGGTTTGTGATAATTCTAAAACCATTCCTGTTGGCGGTGTATCGATATTATCAACTTCTCCATAAGAGAACCTTTTAACATATAAAATTCTTTTGTTTAAATCCAAATTTTCTTCGGCAGTAAAAACGGAATCATAAACATTTAACATTTTATGATTCCGTAAATTACAATACTTTGTAACGGTCATCCATAATGGTTTTAAGCATTATAGATTCTGGCGTAAATTCATCGGTTGAACCCGCTAGCAATGGTTTTACGATTGCTGGTGAGAAACCAGAAATTAACGCAGTTCCAGACTCATCAAACTTCACAGGTGCATTACCATATGAAGCATTCAAGTTCCAGAATACAACTTTTGGCACATTGTATCCAGCAATTTTATAAGAGCGTTCAATTGCTTGAAGAGCTCCATCATCATACTTTATACAAGCGTCAAATTGCATATCTGACAGAATCAACACCATCGCTGGCATTTCTTCTTGTGGAATATTACCTTCGACAGCAACATCCAAGATTTTCTTGAATGCAGCCACCAAATTTGTGTTCATTCCCCAATCAGATTGAACCATTTGGTTAATCTTTTGGTTAATGTTACCTTTCAAATTCAACAGTTCTGGTTTTTCAGAGAAAGTCAAAAATGTATCTTTGAACTTACCTGTGTTTTTATCAGCTAGGTACAGACCTAGTGACACAGATACTTCCAAACAAGTCAACTGAGACTTTGAACCACGACCACCGGCCGGTGTACACATCGAACCAGAAACATCCACCAAAGGCAGAATGTTTGCATCACCAACATAGTTAGGCAAAGCCTCCCATTGTTTTTGAATCAAGTCCAGTTCGGTCTTGTCAAACGTAGAACGAAAAGATCCAATACGACCTTTCAGTACATCATAAGGATACACAGCGCCTGCATTTACTTTGACTTCAGGATTGTCTCCTTT